TATGGTTCTAGTTGTTGTCTACAAGCTCTGAGGGCCTGTTTAATCACTTCTGCTCGGGAAGCTTCCCCGATAAGAAACTCTGCATCCTCCCGATAAAGTCTGTCTCCAGAGCTTCCTGTTCCTGTGCAGACAGGGGAAGGATTAGATGCTTCTTGACTGGCAGGTCTTTGGGGACGCTGCTGCAAGCTACTAACGATAGCAGCATGACGCTTGTTAAGATCTTTGATAGCATTCTCTTTCTCCTTCTGACTTTCTACGAGTAGTTCCTGATAACGGTTCTCTCGATCTATCTCAGCAGCCTTTTGAGCCTGTTGATAGCTCAGGAACTTGTTATGCTCTCGTGTCTTGCCATAGTCGTAGCCTATAAGACTACTTATGAGCATTAGTGCTAGAATTAGTACATACTTCATACTCTCTTTGTCTCCTAATAGTAAGTCCCTTAAGAGGCTGGCCTTGAAACTTATCCCAGCGAAGAATCTCCTTACAAGCTCCTTCATAGTCATAAGTCTTTAGCTTTTTAACCAAAGTAGAGTTACAAAAAGCACTGGTGCCAATGTTGTAGGTGAGGGACACATAAGCATCGAACTCATATTGATACATTGGTACTGAAGCACATCGTCTAACTGCTTGAGCGACTTTATCTGCGTCATTTAATAATCTCACTAAGGCCCGTTCTGGGGTTATCTTATCGCCGTCCTTGACTCCCTCTGTAGTACCAAAACCTATGGTAGCTACATCGCCCTTAACTGGTCGGTACGCCACTGGAGAATAACCTTCCTCCAGAGCAATACTGACCAGCAGGGCAGCAGAGATAGCCAAAGAAGCTGATTGAAGTCTCTGAATCATTCCTTGCCGACAACATCTTTGTAGATGCTGTATAATTTATGAGCAATCATCAAGATCGTGTAGATCAGGGTTGCCCATAGCAGGATCTCAGAGACTTGATACCCTGCAACGGTTGCTAAAGAGACAGTAACAGGGGCAGCAGCTTTAGTAGCCATACTTGATGCTGTTTCGACTGTTTGCTGTGTTGTAGACATCCTCATAACTCCTTACTTCGTTGTTCCCATAGTAGCGCCGAATAAACCAGGAACAGCAAAGCCTTCCTTGGGGGCTTGTAAATTGCCAGAAGCGATCTGGCTAATCAGATTCTCAATCTCTTTTTTACGCAGAGATGTAAGAGCCTTGTCAGATAAGTAACCTGCTCCGGCAGCGCCTAAGCCCAACTGACCACTTAATGTATCTGCTCGTGTAAGAGCACTCCCGGCAATCACAGCTTGTAAAGCACCACGCTCGGGGTTAAACTTAGACATCAGCGACAAGAGGGTTTCCATGTCGGTAGCCTTAGCAGCAGCCTTGATGATATTCTGCTCTCTTGTGGAGAACATCTTCATCTTCTCAGGATTGGCTGTCAAGTTAACCAGATTACGCTTAACAATGTCGCCAGTGGCTCCTGTCGAGCCTTCGATACGGGCCGTAGAAGAGTCTAAAAGGTCTTGAATTACCTGAGCACGGGCTTGGTTACGCCAATCTGCACGAGCCTGCGTAAGAGCTTCCATAGCCTTAGTAGCCGATGTACCAGATAAGGATAAAGTATCAGTGCCTTTGATATTGCTCAAATAAGAGTCAATTTCTTTGGTAACAACTTTAGCCAATCTGGCTTTGTCGTCAGTACCTTTGGCAATGTCACTAAAGGCGCTACGAACCTTCTCTAGTCGACCAAAATCCACATAAGGGCTAGAAGTTACTTTGTCTAGCAATTTCAGATTGTCTTGAATGTCTTTATGAGCAGCGACAATCTCAGGATCGTAGTTATTAGCTTTAAGTTCGTTATTAATGCCAGGAATAAGCTTATCTTTGATTCCAGTAGTTTTAAGAGCTACACCAGCATCATCCATAGCCTGATAGCCTTTAGAGGCACGGGCACGGATCTGGTCAATAGTGACAGCTTCTTTACGAGGGCCTGTAAGAGCGAATAGTCCCTTACCTGTGGCACTACCTGCAATCGTACCAGTAGCTAAACCAGCGGCTAGTCCAGCCCAGGGAGATCCTGTAACTTCTGTGGCTTGCTTAGCAGCCTCTTCGCCTGCAACAGCGCCTGTAGCCACAGCAGCAGCTTCTGTGCCAGCTCTACGACCAATCTCTTTAGCTGTCTGTCCTCCAGCCTGCTGAGCCATAGGGGCTTTTAAGCCAGGAGTCATCATACCTGCAACAGCTTCAGCGGCTGTCTGAACCTTCTGCTCAAGTCCAGGCTTAGGAGTAGGGAAAGTCTGCTCTAAAGCCTGTTGTTGAAGTTGAGACAGATAAGGAACTCGCTGCTCCGAGCCTACTGCCATAAGGCCTAAGTTAGCTGCTCCGGAGAGGAAGTCAGCCATAGCATTAGGCACAGCAGAAAGACCAGAGATGCCTGCACGGGCTGTAAGGCCAAGTTGACGACCTAATTCAGAACCCTTAGAAGGAGCCTGCTCCGGTGCCGTAGGAGTTGCAGCAGCAGCAGCCGGAGTAGTCTCACCTAAATAACCCTTAATCTTAGCAAGAGCCTGCTCGTTGGACAAGCCTTCAGGAAGTTCGTAATGTTGTCCTTGATATTCATATACAGGCATTTCAGTTCCTTACTGTAATTTAATCGGGTTTTCTTTAGTACCGACAGCGCCAGCCTTAGGAGTCTCAGGAGCACCCGAGGCAAAGTCAAAGTCGTTAAGATTACCTTTCTCATTAGCATATTTAGACATACGCTGATAGTAATCAATATTCTTTTTATGAATCTCTTTGAGCTTAGCAATAAGTTCTGTACGAGCTTGCTGGCTGTTACGAAGCTGTGGAATACGCGCTTCAATGAAGTCACGATCAGCGTTAGAGATCTGAGCACCAAGCTTACCGCCCAAGTCCTGCATAACCAAGTCTTTAGCCATCTTGTCGTAGATTTCAGACGAGGACAGTGTTTTAGCAGAATCAGGACTGAGTAAACCCAGAGAAGACAAGAACTGGCCCGCACCAATAGCTGTGCCAGCCAGAGGGCCTGTAAGCATCGGGCCTTTGTTAAGCTGTTCCATGTTTGCTAATCGGTTAACAGCATTAGCGGAAGCTTTAGCTTGTGTTTCAGCATCTGCCAACGATTTAGCTTGTAATTCACCACGCTGCTTAGCAAAAGCTGTCTCTTGCTGAGTAGACACAGAGATCTTAGGAGCGCCTGTGGACTTAACCAGAAGATCTTGCTGCAACATAGCCTTATTAACAGCATCTGCTTGTTGAGGAGTCAGTTTGTCGTAAGAAGTACCAAACATTGCCTTGGACATTCGCTCAGCATCTGCACCAAAGGCTTGAGACTTCTCATTGAGCACCAGATCAGCAACATTGCCAGATTCTTTGTACTTGGCAAGGCTTTCAGTGGTGTACTTACCTGTGCCTAAAAGCTTCTCAAACGGATCAGCAGCAGCCTTCTCACGCAAGCGTTGCTGTGCTAAAGCTTGCTCAGCATTAAGTTTAGCAGAAGACATACGAAGATCGTTAGCCTTCTGAGCCACTTGCATAGCCATCTGAGGATCAGTCTGTTGCAGATCAGTGGCAATCTTGTCTAATGCTTCAGCAGTAGTTGTGCCATACTTAGCACCAAGCTCACGAAGCTTAGTAGCACGGGCCACAGCAGGGTCTT